TACTATATGTATCAATAAACGCTTAAAATCAATGTAGAGCGTATCAGATACGCCCTAATGTTGCCGTTCACGAATTTTGAGAAACGTAACCGCTAAATGTGAGAAATTTAAAATACTTCAAGTTTCTCATCTTTAGCGGTTAAAATCCACGAATTTTGAGAAATAAAAACGCCCTTTAAATAATCATTAAAGGGCGTTTAAATTTTAAGTATTAAAACTTATAAACCATGTTATCTTCATACTTTCCGGAATAACTTGCTGAAGCCTTAACAACAACGCGCTCGGAGTTGTAAAAAGCTTCCCAATTATCAACTTTATCCTCTACCATATATTCGATAAAGCGAACAAATTCGCTCTTTGTTGAGCTAAAGAATACATAAGGCGGGCGCGTGATGTTGATTAATCGGAGGAAGTCGATTAAATCAAAGTACGTCGCCTGTTTATAGCTTTCCTGGCGGGTGCATAAATATGGCGGGTCTAGAACAAATAAGGCTTTAGGGTCGCCGCTAAATTTAGGTAAAAGCGTGTGGAATGACTCGCGCGTAATCTCAAGCCCGTCTAAATATCCATCTGCTTTCGGATAATCAGACTGTCTAACACAATGCCAAAAATCGTTCTGAAATAAGTCGTCTAATGTTGCCACTTGTTGGCCGCTAAATAGAAGCCAGCTCGCTAGACAATTCAGGTCAATATAACCTTTGAAATTTTGAATGATTTTGATGCATTCTGCCTTACAATCCTTCGTCAATCTTTTGTTTTTTTGCGTAGCGTTACCAACTACCGCGTAAAGCTGTGTGCGAAGCGCATTAATGTCATCAATATGCGTCAATCGCTCAGCGTATCCATCAAAGTCATTATAGATTACGCGTGCTTTAGGCTTGAGCTGTTTAGCTACATGACTTAATAACCCACTTCCTCCAAATGTATCAATGATAGTCCAGCCCTCGCCATCATTTGTAATGTTGGCGTTTAACACTTCCTCGAAGTGTTTTAAAAACATTCGCTTTTGCCCAACAAACGGTAGTGGTGCTTGTTTAAACATAGTACACTCCGTTTGTTTGTTTGTTTGTTTGTTTGTTTGTTTGTTTGTTTGTTTGTTTGTTTGTTTGTCATTATTATTCCTTGTAAACCGCAGCAAAAATTGACAGCATTTTATTTAATTAAGGCAAAGTATCAGGGAATGGGTCGTCAGTTATCCAAGAGATCACTGGCATACGAACTATATCCATATCAGCCGTTGGCGGTTTGTCTTTAAATCGCAACTCAATATAATTAAAATTTGCAGTACCTCCAACATAGACCATTCCTAAGTGATCTCCGTCATCGCTATAAAACGGAAGCATAATTGAATTGGTAGAACGAAATCCGACTGGGATTTGGCCGTTTTTTAATATGTCCATTCGTTTAGCGTGTGATTTTCTTATGAAATTCGGACTTGCACTACCATAAAAATAGATAGCCCCCCACGCTCCACCTGTGAAAGCACATTCTACGGTATTATTTACTCGTCTTAGGGATACATATCCACTTTTAATATTCACGGCCCCTCGTGTTATTCGTCTAACGCCAGTGTCAGCAGATATAGCAACCCACTTTCCGTTTTGCTTCTGCCACAAATATGCACCAACGCCAGCCCCGTTTGTTGAGTTGTAGAAAGTACCGTTTGGCTCGTTTCCGGTGATTTTCCCGTCTGTTGTTTCGGGTTTATCTGGCCGTCCATTACCTTGCATTAACAGAGAAGAACCGCCTTTATCTTTAACATCTTGAGCTATTAAAGGAATGAGGCTTTTCAGTTGATCTTTTAGCGCCATTATGATGCCTTAGCTTTATTGTACTCACCAACCAGGTCTAGGTTGTCCATTTCTGTTTGCCAGGTTTGAAGATTTGTAACGTTAGTTTTGATCTCTTGCAGAGTGCTAGTTAGAGCTTCGCGAACAGACTTATCTGACACAAGTTCTCCAATTTTGGCCGCAATTTCAAACAACGTATCTAAATCTTCCGAAAGCTCGCCACCTTTAATTTTATTTAAAATACGTGTTTCTGCCTGGCTAATTAACTCGTTAATTTTAGTGAGCGTGGTTTGTTCTCCACTGCCTTGTTGAGTTTGAATTGCTGATATTGCCTCATGCAGACTTTTATAATCTGCACCAATGGCCTTGATTGCGGCAACTATTTTTTTATGGTTTTGATTTTCCATGGTGCTCCTATATTTTTGCTAGCTCATAAATTATTAATAAGTCCGGTAAGTCGTCGTCACTTTGATATATGACTTCACCTTTTTCGACTACCGCCACTATTTCTTGGGGTGGGTCAACCACTGCAACAATGTCATCCATTCCGCGCCTCTGTCATATCAGGTGTAACATCAAATTTGAGGTTAATTCGGCCGCCTTGAATTGGCGTTTTAACTCGTCCTTTATTAGATACCGCCTGTAAATCATAGTCCGCTTGAGACCACGTCGCGTCTTTTGTTAAACTGTGACTAAACGTAACTTTTAAAACGCCGCCTGGGGCATCTACAACTTCGATTTCACCTGTTGTGGATGATAGTGTTAGCACTGGCTTGTTTCTGACCGTAGCCCATAAATCAAAGCGCGCCATATCACTTAAATCGAGAGGTTTTAATTTGTTATCCGGCAGTTTTTCAAACAGGCGAACAAAACATTCCTCGTCATCACCACGGTAAAGGTTAATCGTTGTCTTATCCATTTTTACGCACCATCGCTGCAAGTTGGTTTGGGCTAAATCGCCAGCCTTCTTCGCTGTTATAAATTGCGTTAAAGCACCATTCCGAACAAAAATATTTGCTTCGTTTTTGTTTAATCCCAAGCACAACACCTAACGCGCCCAACCAGTCATATTTAGCGCCGGACGTGCGGTTGTAATAAGATTTAATCTGTGCTTCTGTTACGTTATCAAGCAAAACCAAATCCCACTTGCCGGTGTCAGACAAATCAATCTGCTTATATCGCACGCCGCCATCGCGCACAGACGCTGAATAGCAATCAAAAACCGTAACATGTTCATAGTGATCGCCTTGGACGAATTCCATGCGTTCAATCGCTATCTCGCAGTGTGAGTATTGTCCCTTTGTAAAAAAGCGCGTCACCGCATCAGCCAAGGCTTTAAAAGGCTCTTTCAGAAAGCTGCGCTTGTGCTTATAAAACGCAAGATAGATACGGTTAGCCATTGTTATACGCCTCCATTAATGCATCCATTTGTTTAATAATATCGTCATGGATTGTCTGCATTTTTTCGATTGTCAATCCTGGCACTTTAAGCTCATACTTACGCATGCGCTGGTTGGCAAGCTCAACCTGTAGTTTCTCAAGACCAGCCGCTTGCTGTAGAATTAAATCTGTTGCGGCTTGGTTATTCAATCCAGCGCGTTTAGCAAAGTCCGTGATATACCGACTGCATTCGCCTTGATAGTTTGCATTTTTAAACGCTTCCGCAGCGGCTTGGCGTTCACGATATTCAGACTCAAAACGAGTCCAAGTGCTGTAAATTGACGCAGCGTGAACATCAATATTATTGATTAGTCGAGCTTGTGTTTCCTTGGTAAACTCAGCTTGCTTTGTCTTTGATAACACAAACTGTTTTGTCACATTATCAAAATCGTGAAACTCGCTTGGCGCTTTACCGGAATATTTAACTTTCCCGGCTTCCAACCAAACAGCACCACCACCGGTGATACTGGCTGAAATCCCGTCAATTTCTTCATCGCTCACTTCAACCCAATTTTGATTATCTGTTACAAGATAATCAGGGGCGAACGTGCTTGTTTCTATGTTAAATAACATCATAATTACCATCCATACCATCCGATTGCTAGAATATTAAATCCAGCCTCACCACCGTTGTGTATTTCAACAACGTTGCCATTTTGAATATTAGCCCCTACTGATTTTCTACCGCTACCGACATCTGTCACTTGCACCATGCATGCGCCGTTAAATGCCTCAGGGAGATTCACTCTTGCATATCCATCAATACTTACGTTCATAATAATCACCCGCATTACGCCATTATCAGCAACAGGGATATCAAACACTTCTGCGCCGTTGTAATGGCGTGGGTAATGCTGGTGTCTGAATCTATTTTTTCGGTAGGTGTTATTTAATTCATTCCACGCATTGCTGATATCTGTCTGTTTGGCAAAATACTCATGTAACCATCCGTATGACTTTGACCATAGCGCCCCAGCGCTTGATATAGTCATTGCTGTTTCTCTGCTATCATGAAACCAATCACTTCCTTCTGGGCTATTTAGGAATTCGATTTGAGTGCTGTTATTTCCTGCATCTCTAAACCAGACAGAAGCTCGAGGAACGTTGTCACTTTGGAAAAAATCAATAAATCCACTTGTATTTTTTCCGCCTGCTTTGTTTTTTATAATTAATCCGTTTGCAAATCCCTCAGATCGACTACCATCGATGATTAGAGTGCCGGTCATTGCATCGCCAGATTTATTTACTCCTCTTAATCCATCAGTTCTAACCCAATTTCCCCATGTTTTTAAACCGTAATTCATGTTTCTCTGATACGTTTCACCAGTGTTAAATCCAATATACACTTGCATAACGCTATAAGCTGATGGATATACCAATAGCGTGCCTGCGTAATTAACAGGGTAATTACGATCTCCCGTTGCGTTTCTATTATCCTCTTGTGCGTAAACCCCGTATGTTTTAATGTCATCGAGATTTTGTGTGGTTAGTTTGTTACGTGTGAAATTGTTGGCTATTTGTTCATTAACCCAGCCTTGATACGCGACGACTTCATTTTTTCTTAATACCGGGAAAGAGCAATAACGTGTCGTGTCATCTTTCATTTTGTACACAAAATTAAAACGAGGGTCATTTTCGCTATTGGGATTTATCTCAAAACGCCACTCGCCACCATTATCAATCGGGAATTTTATTTTACTCCAACCACTTGTCACTAAAGCCAGTTGATTATTAATGGTTTGCTCGCCAGTGTTAGTAATATCTTCAACCCAGTTTAGTTTGTATGTCGCATTATTAAGATTTGCAACAGAAAAGAACTTTCGATTAAGCGAGACGTAATGGCAATAGAAAATACTATAGCCCTTCATCACGTAGAACGTCATTACAATCGGGGATCTAACTTCAAGTGGCAAACCTGTAATTCTGCTGTTTCCGTTGTTGTGATTGGCAAACGTTAAATAACCATCTTGTCGGTATTTATCACCAAACAAATTGATGATTTGCTGTCTATTAGTTAAATCTAAATCAAGTGTATCGCTTGATACGTAGATTTTTTGGAATAAATTATTGTTATCGGCGGTTACTGCTCTGTCAAACGCGGATTTGACTGCTGCTGATGTTGCGACCGTATCTGCGCTATTGCTATCTATAGCATTAGATTTTTTACTGTTTGGGATGTAATTAGTAAGATTTCGCACAACAGCATCAATTAACCCTTTTATATTTTTAATTGCTTTAGGTGTTGCCGCTTCGGTTTCTGATGAACTATCAGTCGCTGAGTTTAGCTTAACAACACCTTTCGCTGTAGTTGAAGCGCTTGGAAGCGCGTGTGTATGACCGTCAGCCTGAGTCGCACTTTGGCTATCCGCGGTCAAGTCTTTCGGCGCTGATTTTTTTTCAAGCAGCCCTAAGGCTTTTTTAAGCCAGGATGTGCGGTTGGCCAACTGTTTAATGGGTCTATTTGTAACGCCATTCTCACCGCCAAGCACAGGGTCGTTTTCTTCAATTTGATAGACTCCGTCTTCCCATTTGTCTTGTTCTTTTAAATTTGCCATAACTGTCCTTTAAATTAGCTTTAAATCTAGTTTGAACCGTGGTTATAAGTGCCGTTATATCGCACTTTATTGTTGTATAAGAACGCCACTGATTTATAATCCAGCACGGCTAACGTGCATCTCGCCGGGGTAAAATTACGCAACACTTTGCGCAAGTGCGCCGCTTGTTCATTTGTGATTGGCTGATTAAGTCTGATAGCGTAATAAGCCCATTTATCGCTTAACGGTATGGTTTGAACCAACTTGTGATTATAAATCCGTGCTTTTAATCCCTCGTCAATCTCAATCTCGCCGAATCCTAACCGGCGGCAGACTTCGCGAATTGACCACGGCGTTCCTTTATATCGATGGAGTTCAATCGCGATGCGAATTAAGCTCCGTTTAGAGCTATCACTATCTGCGATAAACGCCCCGTCATAACCCGTCACACTCCATTTTTCGGCAAGCAAAGAGATAAAACTATCATCAATCAAATCGACCAACGTTGTCATTACCTTGCTGTTATCAATCTTATTCATGCCAAGGCTTAGGTCAGCCAACGTTTTATATTTAGTCTCTCGTTCAATTACATCTGCATACGTTAAATTAGCCATTAGAGCGCTCCGGAGCAGCATTGATATTGATTGCAGTGCAATTTGCCCATTCCGTTTCACCGACTACAATTTTTGCCGGTGCAGTTAAATTAACGTCATACACGCCTTCAACTCGTAGTGCGCTAATAATTGCAGACGGCACAACATCAACTCCTAGTTTTTTCGTTTTGTCCGACAGGTAGAGCTGCAACGCATCACGCGCCTTAGCCTTAACCACGTCTTCACGATAACCATCAAGTAATGTCAATATCGCAGTGATTTGATAATCTCGTTTTGTTGGCGCAATAACCTCCACCGTATCGCATAACGGGCGGCGGCGCTCAGGACTGACATATTCTTTTACATCATTTAAAAGACGACTGTCAGGCAGCCCTGTTTTAGTTAGGACGGTGATTCGCACAAGCCCGCCACGCGGGTTTGATACATTAACATCCGCAATATCTTGAGACACGGCGCGGGTGTGATAATCGTACGCGGCGATTGAACCACAACTGGTAAACGCTTCCGGCGCAGCAAGAATTCGTGCTCGGTATGGATCATCTTCTTCGCGCAACAACCCACCACTTGGCACATCAATGTTAGTGACAGCTATTTCGCCAGCGAAGTTTATTTCACTTTTAAGTGTTTTTATTCGGCCACGCTCCCAACCGTTACCCACCGTGCCTGGCTTGTTACAAGCCGCCTCAATTTCAACATACGAAATAAGCGGGGTAATCACATCATCATTTAGCGTGACAAATTCAATGTCATCAGTGACCGAAACACGCGTGCCTTTTGGGATAACCACAGATGGATGCTCACCGTTAATGCTAAAACGCAAAATGGTGCGCGCCGGGCGTTCGAGTAATCTATAACAGCCAAACGTTTCACCGCATAAATCCAACGCAAGGCCGGTGGCAAATTGCGGGAATGTTTGACGAAACGCTTCATTAATGCCTTGTCTCGCCAGGCTTTCACGCATGGCATAAACATTAATAAGCAAACGCTCAATGTGCGCTGGTTGTAAGATTTTCCCGGTGCGTTTTTCATACTGAGAAATCGCTTCAGTTAAAATGCTCTCAACATTGTCGTCTACGACTTTCACTTCATTTCTATTCATCCGGTAATCCTCGTGGCGTAAATTTCACGATGCACGTCTTCTGTAAGTGACCAAAAAATTAAAAATTCAAAGTGCGGGGCAGTCCCTTCTACATTAACTGAGTCGACATTGATTCTTTTTTCCCAACGCTGAAGTGCTAACGTAACCTCGCGCACGATGTTTGGAATTGCAATATCTTCCGGTTGGTCTATATATTGAAAGTGATCACTGCCAAATTCAGGTCGCAACACATCCGTTCCTTTCATTGTTGAAAGGATGTGGCCAATGCATTGATGGATGTCATCAATACCTTGCACAACTTGATTTTCAATGTTAGGTGCAAGCTGCCAGTGTGTTGTGATAAGGGTGCTTTGTGTGTTCATAGCCTTGATGATACAAGGCTATGCTGAAGAGTGCTTTTAAAGCGATTTAAAGAAGTGAGCTATTCCGGAAGGCCTGTTTTACCGCCGGAGTCGCCTGGGTGTTTGTGAGAGCCAAGCTCAATAGAGCCTTGTTTAACTTTTGGCGCAGATACTTCAGTGCTGGACGTGATTTTCCCCGACACGGCTAGTTTTCCATTAATTGACGCATCAGCATTGATTGTTACACCGCTACCCGCTGTTACGGTAACGCTGCCGCTTGTGTTGATATTAATCTCGCCACTTTTACGATTGTGCGAAATCACCGTCCCGTTTGTGAACTTTTTCACCCACATGTTGTTATCATTCGCCGGAGTGGTGTCTTTCTCGTTGTAAATTGCTCCCAACACACAGCCACCTTCCCCGCGCGCATCAAGTAACAATGCCACCAATTCGCCCTCATCAGGCAGACAATAAAACTGATTGCCGCCAGCATTAGGCGTTAAATAAGACAACCAGGCTGTTTCTAAATCTTCAAGTGCGGGGATTTTGCACCGCACTTTATGGTTCGCGGCATCAACTGCTGAAATAATGCCTTCTTGATAAGTCGCCCCAAAGTCATGCGTTTTCATTTATTCCCCCGCTTGATTTTCCGTTAGTGCGCCTGTGCTAAGCAAATCATCCGGGATAAACTCTAGCATGCGCACATCAATACTTGTGGTATAGCCGCCACCACGGGTAATACTATGCCGGGATGATTTTATTAAATATTTCCCACTAAAAATGCCAAGGTTGCGCAGTAATATTGTGCTGCCGGCCACGAGCTTAGGATTGCCGACCAGCGTGATATTTCCTGCTGTTTGGTCGTCGTTTTGTTCGGCCAACGCGGCATCGGCACGCGCATCAATCTGCTCCTGAGTTTCCCCACGGGTGACAATCTTCAACGTGTCCCCGCTTGCAGCCTGGGCTTGTTTCATCTTTTCGCGTAGCGGCTTTGCTTTTTTACGCTTCTTGATGACTTTTTTCCCGGCAGCATCATATCCACTCACATCAACTTCCTTGGCCGTATCCTTGATTCTATCTCGCAAGGTAATCGATATCGTATCTCGCTCTTCAAGCGCCGCCACGGCTTCTTCTTTGCCTAGCTCGTCTTTATCCGTGAACACAAGCTGATCACCCACTATCTTAAAGCTGTGATGATATTCTCTTGCCAATCTTGCCAAAAACTCAACATCGCGCTCTTGATATTGCGTCACGCGCTTAACCGGAATGGGCTTAATTGTCCCGACCACTTTTAACTTTAACTTTTCTGCAATTATGCCCACTATTTGCTTGAGCGTTGTGTTTTCATAGGCTTTAGGCATTAACGTGCGATTTGCCTTTCCAACACCTGTACTCAACGCCTTGATTTGAATATATGAAGGTCGGTAGTAATATTCCACCTCGTCAATTTCAAACGCCCCAATATCAGCCAGCATAGTCCCTTTGTAACCAATAGCCGCCTTTAATTTATCCCCTTGTGTTGGATACCACTGGCGCACCCATTTCCCGCTAATATCCTCAAACGTTAGCGTCAGCTCATCCGACTCGCCCTCAAGATTATCGGTGTACGCCAGCTCAATTAAGTGCGGCTCAATATCAGCGGTAATATTGGTCTTTTCGTATAAAATGGAAAAGTCAGGGGTTGGCACGTTACTATTCATTATTACCTCTCAACCATGGCGGCATTGATTCATTATTTGTAGGCTTAATATTTAGCACCGGGATATAAACCGTCGCACCTGTTGGCAGCACTTCGCATAATCCTATATGCGGGTTGGAATTAATAATGCGTTCAAAGTCCAATGCATTGCCATAGTAGTAATAGGCAAGGTTATCCCAACGCTCGCCTTGTTTTACGGTATGTTTAAGTACGGTCTGTTGTATCATCAATTACGTCCTCATCTTTGCGTAAAACGACCCAGGCGGTCATTTCTGCCACAGGTGCTACTGCGTTATAAATCCGCTCATTAATGTCATCCATCGCACTATCAGCGGGCTTAAACCAGTTATTCCAATCCGCTCCACCGGATTGTTTTCCTCGCGTTAGGCTATCTTTCATAGACATTAAATCTTCATAAATCCCCGCACTTTCCCTGGCTAAATCGCTCGCTGCTGGCAGCACTTTATGTACGCCTTCAAGCAAATCTCTCATCCCGGTAAGCTCACCAAAATTACCAATCGCCCCGTCAAGATTTTTTAAAATACCAGGTAAATATGCCAACGCAGCAGCTGGGTCATCATATAGCTGCCGAACAACTGCCACGGTATCTCTAACGCTGTCAATAATTTGTCGTCCTTGGTTAAATAACTCCGCTCCTTTTTGCACGGTTTCTTTAACCTGGGATAACGCTTTTACTGCACCAGCTGGCAAAATAGATCCGAGCAAGGAGTTGCCACCAATATTTAATGCAGCGCCTAAAGGGTTGTCTTCAATATCGCCTACAAATTCCCGCAAGTTAATATTCATCTCGCGACATAGCGCGTTCCCGAACTTATCTGTAAACAAGGTGACAGATGAAATATCGGTGATCACAAAATTACCCTTATACTTCCCGCGACCAATAATTAATGGCAGCGCGGCTTGTTTTGATTTCGCCCCTAACAATTCCTGGTAGCGGCGCTCAACACCGCCAAGCGTATGATGTAAGCGAATAGCAAAATTAAGCTCTGTGAGCTTCTCGCCCATAGCTTGCAAGCGGGGTTTTCCTTTTAAGACCGCATGCTCTGCGAAATCTGCTGCATGGGTTTCGTTGAAGTCAGTTAAATCAACAGGCTCAAACGCCACACTTCCTAACATAAAATACATTAATATGCTCTCCGTTGTTGTTGGTCTAACACGCGCTTCATCATCATTTCAAACTCGTTTAAACTCATCTTTAAGCCTTGTTGAACCTGGTTTAAAACGCCGTTTCCGTCACCATTTGAACCGCCATTGACATTGATTGTCGGGTTAAAATTCACCACCACACTATTGGCAGCCCCAGCGGCTTGTGGCATGACGTCCGCACGATTGAGTGGCTGATAATTGGTAAGAACGCCTGTGTTATGGGTCACACCATTTAACCCCACAGCCCCCGCAAGGTTATCTGACGCCGCTTCTGCGATGGATGTTGATTTATCCATCCCAATCGCCAACCCCTCTACAACATTCACACCATAGCCTTTAAACACTCGGCTTGGCGAATGAATACCAAGCTTATCAGCAAACCACCCCTTAATGCCGTCACCTAAATCGGAAACAATCTTTTTCGCTTCTTCCCAGGCGTTTTTAATACCGTTCACTAATCCGTCTATCATATTTCGGCCAAAATCCATAAATTTCGCCGGCACATCAATTCCGAACCAGGAAAGCACAGAAGAAAAGACTTGTTGAAATAAAGCCAAAGGCGACCAGCTTAGAATGGTCGATGTGATATTTCCGATGCCGGATGTAAAGAAATTGCTGATATTTGTCCAGGCTGTTGAGCAGAAATTTGTGATGCCGTTCCAGGCGTTAGAAAACACCCCGGAAACTTTACTCCATAATTCAGAGAACCATGGCCAAACTTTAGCCCAATTTTCATAAATTAAATACGCGGCAACCGCAATCCCCGTAATGATTAACCCGATTGGATTGGTAAGCAATGCACGGCTCATCATCAAGATCGCTTTTCCAAACATCATTGCGCCTTTTATCACGTAGCCCATTAAATAGCCAATCCCAAGTGACAGTTTGCTGATTGCTGAAAATAAAAATTTCCCTAAGAAGCCGCCCAGGAATTTTCCCGCCTTAATAAACGGCAATAACCCGGCTGCCACAAAAGAAAATGCAGAGTGAAGCGTTAATAAGCCACCCACAACCGCTGCAACACCACCGCCAATCGTTAATACCCATTCCATAATTTGAGGGTTGGTTTCCACCCATTTTGTGATGCTATAAATGACTGGTGTGATATTTTCCACAAATGAAGAAATCACCGGCAAAAATGCTGATCCAATTTTGGTAGCCAATTCCGAAATACTGCTTTTTAGCTTGGTGAGCTTGTTTTCTGCTGTACTACTACGGTTCTCAAACTCGCGCTGCATTGATCCGATATATTTTAAATTCCCTTGCTCATCGGTTTCTTGCAATAAACCTAACTGGCGGTTGTATTCCCCGGTGTTTTGTGCGAGTAACAATACATCGTCGGCATATTGTTTACCAAATATCTTGGAAAGAAGCGGATATTGTTTATCTTTCGGCATCTGCTTCACCTTTTCGATGAAAGAAGAAATCGCCCCTTGCGCATCTTTATTCATCGCAGCGGCGAAGCTTTTTGTCGTAAATCCTAGCTGCTTCAACTCTTTCGCATGCTCACCAGCTTTAAGTTGTAAAAATGATGACGACATACCTTTCACTGCTTGCGCTGCAAGCTCAGGTGCTTTACCCATTGAAAGGAAGGTAGATCCTAGCGCAGCGGATTGCTTTTCGGTAAGCCCAAGCATTCGTGTATCAGAACCCACCCGCGTGATAACATTTACAATATCTTTCGCTTTCGAGTTGGCATTATCTGATAGGTGGTTAATTACGTCCCCAAATTGCGCCATCTCTGTAATTGGCTTGCCTAGCACGTTAGCCATGGTCGCCATCGCTTCACCCGCATCACCAGCCGCCATATCAAACGCCACTCCCATTGTGGCCGCGTCCTTAGCATATCCGAGTAGATTTTCCCGCGCCACGCCAGATTGACCGCCAGCTGCAACGATAGCGGCAATTTCTTCCCCAGCCATAGGGATTGTGCGGGTTAGTTTAAGAATATCGTCGCCCATCTCTTTAAATTGAGCTGGAGTGTCAAAGTTTACGACCTTTTTAACATCAGCCATCGCGCTTTCAAACTTAATTGCGGGGTCGGCCAACCCGCGAATAGTCCCCATAGTGGCTGTGACGGATGATGCTAGTGCTCCAAACCCTGCCACTCCTGTTTTAGCTAGCGCCCCCATCTTTTTAGACGTGCTAAGGCTTTGGTCTTGCAATATTTTAAAACTATTGCAAACAGAACGGATGCCCTTAACCGCACCTGTCACGCCGGCTGTAATGACTAATCCTATTGCTAGATTGTTTGACATGTTTTATAGTCCCGTTTAATTAATAAGGAGGAAGAAATGACAAGAGAAAAATGGGTAGAAAACACACAGGCTGTTTTATTGCTCGCCCTTGTTTTAAGCTATCTCGGCAGCCTTTATCATTTTTTAGTTTTTTATTCAGAAAGTAACTCGCTCTCATGGGTTTCCGTTTGCGTATCTGCTTTTTTGTTTGCCCTACCGTGGACATTGGCTGGATTCCTGGTAATGTTTTCGTGTAGAGTAATTATCATCTCGCTTTTTGGCTTATTCGCCACGCTTCAAACCCTATTTAAACACTAAATAAAAAGCCGCTTAAACAGCGGCTTTTGTGTACCCAGCTTTAATCTGCCGCTCCGCTTGAATAATCCAACGTTCAACATCATCAAGCGTCATTTCTTCCAGCTCGCTTGGCTGGAAACCAAACCAAAAGGCCAAGTCTGCCAGGGCTGCATTAAGGCTTTCCGCGGTTACTTTCCCTTTTGCATTTTCTCAACAATTTTTGATGCTGCTTGGAAGTCTGCAATATCAAGCTCGTCAATATCTTCAGGCACTAAACCTGTGACGATTGCAAGCAAACTTACCGCCATTTCGGTTTCGGTTTTACCTGTCATTTTGCGGATATCACGTACTTTAGGACGGCGAATTTTTAACTCGGTTATGGTGTTTCCTTGCCCGTCAGGGAATGGGAACTCTAATTTAAGAATGGTTTCAGACATAAAAAAACTCCTTTGTGAGTCGATTTGTTTAACTTCACAAAGGAGAATACAACTTTAACCGGTTGAATGATTTTAAATAGATTTAAAGGTTTTCACACCTTTATTGACCGATATTAGTGCGGTATTTTTGCAACACATCTTGACCGTTTACACGGTAGATATTTGCAAGCACATCAATAAATAAGATCTCTTTGCCGGCCACGGTCTGTTTGATTGAATAAACATCTACCGTATCACCAAACTCTGAATTCTCTTTATTTTTCTGCGCCGTACCACCAATTTTGCTGGCTGACACATTCATAATGGTCACCATCGGCTCTTCAGCGGCCAACCCGCGTGAGTCAAACACCTGGAGGTTTGAGCGGATCATTAGCTGTGAATTTTTATAAGGGTTCAACAACAACGCTCGCACTTCCGGATAAAAGCTATCCCAGGTAATTTCAGCTTCGATAGCGTTCGTACCGGCCGGAAGTTTAATTTCACCATGTAGACCAAGGCCTTTATGGGAAACCTTTTCAAACTCAACGTCTGGGATTTTTACTTCGTTCGCGCGTCCCATTTGACTGTTGCCGTTAATATACACGTTGCCGTTGACGATTTGATTAATAGAAATACTCATCGGTTTTTACTCCTTAGCGTTGTGAAACTAAATTCACTAAGTATTTACGGGTCATGACGGACTTGTTAGAAATCAACTCCGCTGGAAGTTTAGGGGTGTAGTCATAAACTAACGGCACGTGACCTTTACTGAATTCATCAACTAAATCAGTGTCATAATCAAGACTTACGCTGTAGCCCACAATACTCGGAAGCGCACGCAAATAGGTATCTACCGTTTCAAGCAAGCTGTCAATTAATGCATCGTCGATTGGACGGTCAATAAATTGCAACTCTGTGCGGCGGATGCTTTCATCAATTAAGTCACCGGTGCGAAGCGCGGTTTCAAAGTTGATGATATGCGTTACGGTCGGATAATTTGATGAGCGGTTACCCCATAATCTGAAACCTGTACCGAAGCTATTGAAAATGGTTGTAATACCCACCGCATTTAACTGGTTGGTCTCTGATTGCTCATCATCAACACGCGCAGTCAGAGGAATTTCCATGCCAATCACCCCTTGCAATGGGCGGTTTGATGTAGAGAACCAGTACCCGTTTTCGGTATCGGTTTTCATTCGCAAGCCAGCCGCATGCACCGCAAGGCTTTCCAACGTATTGCTTGACCCAATAGCATAAGGGAAGAAGTGGCGCGCGCGCTCAGTGCTTGCAGACGCGTTGATTGTACCCAATGGGCCTCGGCCTTTGATTGCATCAGAAAGACTTGTGCCTTTTGGTAATTGCACATAAGCCACCGCTTTCAGCTGTTCTGCGAGCGTTGTTAAAGCAGCCGCACAGCTTGCTGTCTTATCAAACTCAGGACAGATTAAAATCTTCGCATCAGCACCGTATAAGTTAAAGCCGTCGCGCAATAACTCAAATCCTTTGCGTTTGCCGGTTGCAGAATCAATACCACCTTTGATGTCGTCTTCCGTCACTTTTGTTGGGTCGGCGTATTCATAAGTCGCTTTTAATGTTTCGTGTTTTGCTTTTAGAGTAATTTCACCCGTTTGCAAATCTACTGCATAATCGCTACCTTCAGTTAAAGTGCGGCCTGCGGTTAAGGTTAAATTTAAAAGACCAGGATGCTTGGTTTTCGCGCGCAAGGTATTATCGTCTTGCGTTAATACCTCATCGGTAATGCTTGTTTTGTGTTTTGCTGGGTCTAAAACATTGACCACATACACTTTGCCCGCTGAATAGCGAGATAAAACATCAAACGCGTCAGGAAGCGTGAAGCCCTTGCCTAAGATTACGCCAAATTTTGAAAAATCTTTGGTCGTTTGACACACTGTCAATTCATTCACCGCGCCGATAGGTGCTGTACCAACGATACCAATAATTGCACCGTCGACAGTTTCCACCGCAACAGAACCACCTGCTACGCGAATTGTTTTCGTCCCGTGATGGAATGCCATAATTTTCTCCTATGGTTGTTTGGGATTATGTTTATCCGCACGGCGATAGCGTGCGGTGGTAAATTTAGGTAAATCGCTTGGTTCGCAAAGCTCCACTTGCCATGTTTCGGTCTGCACTAAAAGCTGATACTGCCAAAGACCGTCTGACTCGCCGCCAAACTCTTCACTCACTAAACTACACGCTGTGCAGTTAGTTGGTCTAAATCCAACTATTGCCAAGCGGAGCTGGTCTAACATTTCGATTGCCCCGTGGTCGTCATGCTGACTTCGAGCAATCACAGTAAGCGCAACCATAACCACTCGGCGTTGCTGGATGACATCCACACTGTCGATGCTTTCAAACTTCGACCCGGCGTATTGCACCAAAACAGCACCGAATTCGTCTGTGAGATTGTAGTGCTCCAAATCGTCAGGAAATAACTCAATGCTGAACTTGTCCGTTTTATCGGCTATCCGTTGCTGTATGCTTTCTAAAATCGGCAGCGTTGCACTCATATTAATATCCTGTTAAATCGAGCTTCTGTGGCGCGCGAGTGTTGAATTTCAGCGCGGTTGGGTAGTTGTCATCGGCCGCACTCCCGATTTCCGTTAGTCCGAGATGCAGTTTGCCGTTTTGAATCCGTTCCAGGTCTTTCAAGGCTTGTGCGTGGGTTTCGCGAACATTGTCCGGAAATCCTTTACCGTCAGGGCGTCGGGAATACAACCAATGACGTGCGATTTGTAAACAAATATTGCGCACCAAGGTCGGCACTTGATTTAATGGCAAGACGTAACGCGAGCGCAAATAGCCGTCCACGGTTTCCGTGGCGTATTCGCAAGCCTTATCCAATGTCATCTGATTTGCGGTAGTTGCGCGTGATGTATCATTTGATAGGGCGATTAGCGTACTTTCGCTCATTACATCTTCTAAATCTTGTGCCGTGATATACATTACTTGTTTTTACCTTTGCTTGATTTTGTGGTTTCGCCCGCTTCTTCGCCTGACTCTTCCGCTGCAGTTTCAGCGGCCGCTTCTTCTGCATCGCTTTCAACCTGTTCAGCTGCGGTTAATTCATCGCTAGCTGTTTGTTCAGCTTGTGCGCGTTGCTCGCCGTTAGTTTCAGCCGGCGTAATGTAAATCGCGAGCTTGTCGGCTTCTTCTTCGGTAAGCTCAATGACATCGTTTTGCTCATATCGCTTGCCGTTGTGTAAAATTGCCATCGCTGCTGCGACCAAAAATGCTGTTTTTTGTTTATCTGACATAATTCACCCTTAAAATAAGTTGAAATTAAACCGCACTTAAATCGCGTTTAAATGCGGTTCAAATTGGGGTTAAATACAACCTTTGATTAAGTAACCAGCAGATTTACCTACGATGTATGGTTTATTGATATCGGTCGTGCGAACGATTTCAACTTTGCCACCCACTTCGGTGTAAGTATCTACATATAAGCCGTTTTTGCGGCGCACGGTATAACCAAATGATGGTTCGTAGATATTTTGTTTTTGCTCTTTTGATGCCGGCGCAACATAAGCCAACACAATCGCTTTCGACCAAATATCTTTTAATTCGCCAGCTTGTTCATGCACCGCTTCACCCACAACAACGCGATCTACTTTGATTAATTTTGCAAAGTCTTCCGGTGTTAATACGGCAGTCGCCACGTATTTGATTTTTTCTAATACTTTCGGGTGTTCGCTTAACACTTCCCACACGTCACCGGAAATTGCACAAACGTTTGGTTTACGGCCAGTGGTGCGTTTAATTGCACGAATACCGGTTTTAATCACACCAATAGGGTCTGAATTAGGGTCGGTAAATTGAGACGTGCCGCTTAAGGTCACTTTGTTTGTGGTTTCGTAATTTGCTTCGTTTAAAGCTAAGTCCGCACAAGCTTTTTCACGACCGAGTGCGATGACATCTTGTGTCACACCGGTTGCATATTGGCGTAATGGATAAACACCTTCGGTTTCATTCACTTCGCGGATGTCGATTGGATATTCGATGTCGTTTTCTTCTAAAACAACAGTCAATGAACCAATATCTTCCGGCGTTAAACGATTTGATGCCGCACGAAGCTCGCGTTTGGTGGTTTGTAAACGGAACGCTAAGCGACCGAATGTAGGGATTTTGCCACCTTCTTTTTGCGTTTCAGCGATAGGGAACAACACTTCAGAAATCATGTTGCCGTTGTAATAACCTTGTGCGAGCGCCGTTAATACCGGGTCAACTACGCGTTGTTTTGATAAATCAGTCATGCATTTGCTCCTTATTGAGTGATTGCGTTAAATGCGGTTGTGTAGCCCACATTGTGTTCTTTCATATAAGCGCGGACTTTCTTGTCCATATCAATGGACTCAGCGCTTGTGCCTTCGGCGTATTCCACCGTGCCGTCTTCTGCGGTTGTGGCATTTTCTTTGGTAGCCACCTCGTTAAATTCAACGATAGCGGGCTGCGCTTCTAAAAACGCCTTGATTTTTCCGTGTAGGCTTTCACCTTCACCGAATTCAACCACGCCGCCAGCTGCGCTTGTTGAACCGAGATTTAATAAATCAATGGCCTGTTGTTTTGCCACCGGGGCTAATTTGCCCGCTTTTACTAAACCCTCGGCAAAGTCGGCATTGTCGGCTTTGGCTTGGTTAAGTGCTGCTTCAGCTTTTTCGGCTTTCAACTGTTGGTTTTCTGCCTTGAGCTGTTCAATTTCTTCAGGGGTCATTTCAGGTTCTCCTTGTGGTTCTGAAGGTTGTTCTAAAGTGGGTTCGTTAAAACTAGGAATAGGCGAGCCAACTTCCGCTTGGTTGAAACGTTTATATTCGTTTCGGATGGACTCTTCTTGCACGCTTAATACGAGATAGTCCGGAATGGCTTTATCGGCCTCTTCCTGGCCGTGCGCGCCAATAAACCAATCGCGCAAACGACGCCAAAGGCTGGCTTCTGCCCAATCAGAAAAATCAACCACGCCTTGCTCGTCTTCAGCAAATTCCGGGTTGCGCAGTCCTTTTACCGCTGGCGGCATCGCGCCTAAAAATCCAACATGGCGCAAATACAAATTGCCAGGGCAAGGGTTGTTTGGGCTGTCTGCTAAATAAAATGATGATGAGACTTTTTTGAATCGCCCTTTATCTACCATTTCGGCAAATTCAGGGTCTACCTGGTCGAATTCGGCTTTTAATACATCGCCGTCTAATTCAAGGCGTTTTACCCAACCATACGCGGGGGCGTTGTGTTTAGGGTGACCAATCACCGCTGGGGACTCATGAAAGTTTACGTTGTAGGCGTTAACCGCTTGTTGCAAATCTTCCGTGGTAATTTCCACTTCTAAGCCATTTGCATCGGTGCGTTTGCCCGCTTTGAAAATCTCAATTAATTGCATAAGGTATCCTCGTTTGAATACCGCTAGCATAGAGAAAAAATGCAGACTTGAATTTTAAAGTGGTTGAAAGAATAAAAGAGGGATTTTTGACGCAGGATTGAAATGCACTTTATCTTTAAATTTAAAACGCTTTAAATGGCGTTCAAATCGCTTTAAATCGATTTAAATTTTTTTAGTCGATAAATTGCATTAATTTTAAATAAAAGCTCTGTGGCGCGAATTTGTGGCGTTATTTTGATTTTTTGCTTTTACTTTAAATTTTTGTCAATTTGTCGTTGTAAAAGTGCAGTGGATTTCTTCAGAAGTTTTTGACCGTCACTTTCATTGATACCCAACCAAGGGCGCGCTGGAATTTTAACTTTACGACCACGTCCGGCGTTTCCACCGAATTGATGTAGGCGCGCATATTTCGCGTCACTACCAAACTCAACATGGTCATTATCGTAATTATACGCGGTTCTGTCTGATAGGTAACCATCTTGGCGTAAAATCTTTGTGCTTTTACCGCGTTTCATTTTTAACGCTTTTGTGCGTGGCGATAACGCTTGCCAACGATTACCTTTTGGATCAATCTCAGCTTTAAAGCGGGCGTCATGAAGTTTTTTCAATGTTTCGCCCAGCAAACCATACAGCTGACGTGGCTTTTCTAATTGATTTGCAATGCTTGTCAATTTCTGAATGGCTTGATTATCGTTAATGGTAATCTTTAACATAATTTTCTCTTGATAAAAATAATGCCTGGGCGTATAGTGAAATTGCGGTGGGGGTTTCCTACTGGAAAGGTTGCCTGGCATAAGCCCGCATTATCCTGTTCGAATCAGGCAAACCACCGCAATAATCACAACTCCCCATATAACACTTCAAACCGTCCTAACGAGCTTAAATCTTCTAAACGACTTGCAGTTCTGACCATGTTCAATTTATGCGGTAGCTTCTTCCCACTCAACGCGTCTTTTAGCTTAATTTCATAGTCCATTTTAACTGCCACTTTTCCTTGTTCGGTTTCATAAACGAATAACAGGGTCGGTTGTTTTTGTTGGTCGTCCAATAAGATTGCTTTCGGGTGGCGCAGTTTTTCTGGTAACTGTTCCCAAAACTCCACCGGCAAGCTAATGCCTTTGGCTTGTTTTGTATCCCGTAATGCATGCAGCACATCTTCATCACGCACGGCGATTACCGCGCTCTGCGGAGCTTTTTCTAAATTGTCCAGTTTAGTTAATACCGGTTCAGGAATTGCCCCCACATACTTCATATTGCCACGTGCGATTTTTTGCTGGCTGACAGTATCGACCATTTCTTTCATCGCGCCGTTTAATAACACCATGGCTTTTGGGTTCTTCAATACGTCATCAATTAACAGGCTCGCTAAATGCGGCTCGGCGTTTGTCATTTTTTGCAATAACAACTTGTCCACATCAACATCGCGAGACTGAGTTAAACGCTCAAAGTTATACGGTGCGAAGCCTACATCATAACCTTTCGGCACGCGTACTGTGCGCGGGTTGCCGGAACGCACACCGACCAGTTTTTCTTCCCATTCGATTTCAGGTGATGGACTTACTTTTCGCCCCATTTCGGCTAAATCATCGGCATCGTGCGCCGATACTGTACAGTGGCAGCCGTATGCTTTGATAGGGTAATAATAGCGCCAAAACGGATCGGTGGCCGGTAGAATTGTGCCATCTAACGCAATATGTTCTTCGCGCGGATGTTCATTGTCATGGTGGTGATATTCCCAATAAGGCAATACATCGACCAAATCCAAATGCTGTGCCAAGCGCCCACGGTTATATGCACCATAAACGTTGGTGTCGTAAATAATCCGTGTGCGCCAGTTTCGCCCGCCGTTATATTGCCAGCCGGTATTTGCCACGATTTCATCAAAACGCTTGCGAAATCCCTCTAAGGTTTCACCATTTGCGATGGCGTCATCTACCGCTTCGCGAAATGCCGTCAACACTTCATTACGGTTTGCACCGGCCACCATAAAAAAGTAGTCGTGTTCTTCACCTAGCACGTCTAAATAGCTATTAGTAGGCAAATTGAGTTTCTTCTCAAAATATTTGACCTGCTCTTCAAAAGTGAATTTACTCATTTTATTTACGCTCATCTTCAACGGATTGACGACCAGCAAAGTGTGCTGTTGTTGATGCCCACGCCATCACCTTGCCATATTCTGCAAAGCTCAACTCAGGGATCAAACTGTCTAATTGGTTGCGAAAATCTTCCAGGCTTTCTGCTTGTGATAGCTTATCCTGGATGGTTTGCAGCCATTCTTCCACAAAAGGTTCACCTTCTACCTCTAACTGTTCCCCAATGGTTTCCACGATAGATTTAGGAATCGCCTCGGCAAAGTCTGCCGTATTTTTGACCGCACTTTTTTCAGGGGCAGAAACTACAATGTCGCCTTCTTCAAACCCATAGGTTCGCATGATGTATTGTTCGGTAAATTGCACGCCTAACTCGGCTAATAAACCGTCACGTTCCGCTTGTAATTTATCAATGCTTTCTTGTTCATAAAGCTCAAATGTCGGCAGCATGTCCACGTTGAAATTCAACTCGCAAATCCAGGCTAATAATTGGTTAAAAACGCCTTCAACTATGCTGGCATCATCATCACGAATATCACGGGTCACTTCTAAGCCCGCTGTGGCGCTTGCACGATTTGCTTCGGCTTCTGTGGTTTGGTTTTGTCCTAATAATGCGATGGCGATTTCTGATTTGCAGTAGCGGAGGAAATCATCAAACACCTGTGATGAACCGCCTTTGCTTCCGCTTTCAAGCATATCAATAGAGCTGTCATCCGGGATAGCTGCCACGGCTGTGCCGAGCATTTTTTCCATGCTATCTAACAACTCATCAATTTCATGAGCGTTAGCGTTTCGTGGGTATTTACCCACCAACCACGGCGAGCCATATTTCTCAGCAAACTCTAACCAAAATTTAAACCCGCCTTTCTTAAAGGTAGCCGCCCAAAAACACATTGCCAGGTCTGCGCGACCGTATGGGTTCATGTAGTCAGCCTGTTGGGTTGCGAGTAAAAATTTCTTTTCCGGCACAATGTCGCCATTGCGGTTCTCTTTTGTGCGCAGCATTAAACGGTTGTCTTCATCAAATACAAACCACTCTTGTGGCTTTCCGACTACCTCAGTCGGGAGTAATAACCCGTTCTCGCTTGCCCACATTACCTCAAGCGCCTGGTAACCAAACAGGGCGGCGTCTAGAATTTGATTGATGATTTGATTTACGGGTAAACGGTCAAAAAGTGCGGTTAATATCTCGTCCGTTTTTTCATTACCTGTGGGCGTGATACGCCACTCAAGCCCTTTAATTGCCGCTTTTCTACGGCGTACACAACCACCCACGTGGCTATCAGATAAAATTTCGCGATAGACTGAAATGTCGCGCCCCATTTTCTTCAATACAGGATCAGGGTTTGGGAGGTAGTGCATAAACGACCAAAAGTCGATAGCCTTCGCGCGGGTAGCGATGACGCCGATTAAATCTTGTTTTTTTGTTGTCATAATTAATATCCTTGGGTCATTTTACGACTTGTTCGTTGTTTACGGCTGTACGCCTTGACCGGTTGCATAACCGCCTCTGTGGCGGCGGTTAAGGCTAAAAAGCACGCCCAGGTTCGGTCGGCGTGACCGTTGCTGTCGCTTTCTGCGGTAAAGCGTGGCTGGCCGTTGCTGCCGGTTATTTTTTTGAGCTTGTGTAAATCTTCTCGCAAATCTGCGTCACCTTGCGGGATGCGAATTTTGCGATCTTCAAATGCCGTTTTACCGATAGTGGCCATTTTTAGTTTTGTGGAAACGTTGAACAGCACACCTTGAATTCGCTTGCCGTGTTCATGCTGTGCGTCCTCGACCATCTTTTCACCCATGCCTGTTTGGTCAAGATTGCCGCCCACTACGTGATACTGGCGCATGATACGGTTTAATTCTTCCTGTTGTTGGCGTAATTGCACGCGTTTTAATGTCACAATCTCTCGCGTCCAATAAACATCGCCTACCAATTCAACCACCCAAATCACCGTTAAGTCATTGCGCACCGCAATATCCATTCCAACAAAACAAGCGCCACCTTGATAGAGTTCAGGTTTGCCCGCGTCCGGATGTTCTACACCGTCAATTAAGTCGTATGATAGCCACGCGCTGGCTTCATCTAGCCATTTGAGTTCAAATTCTTGCGCCCAAGCGTCTTCATCATTTAAACCACGTCGAAGCTGTTCAACATCACGCGGCAATCCGTCAGCAACCGCCTGGTAAATATCAACTGTGTGGCGAGACCATTCAGTGTTATTGACATCGGTCATTAATTCGTAAAACTTATTCCCCTTGCCGTTTGGAGTTGATACCACGCGCAATTTCCATCCTGCAGAGATTACCGGGAATAATGCTTTCCAAATCTCGCGGCTATCTGCATGGAAGGCAAACTCATCTAAGAACACATTTGCCGAGAAACCACGGGCGGTATCAGGGTTAGCGGGAAGCGCGGTGATTTTTGAGCCACCTGGAAAAACAACTTCGAGCGCGTTGATTGTTGAATTAAACGGCACTTCCAATACTTCACAAACCATGCCTAGCGCTTCAAGGTGGCGTTTTACCCCCTCGTTCATCGCTTCTTTTGCCTGGCGTTCCCCGCGAGATAAAATAACCCAGCGAGTACGTTCACCCTTGGCTTCTGCCGCCAAACAATCCATCACAATTTCAAAAGTGGTCGTAAATGTTTTACCCGTCTGACGAGCAAACATAGCCACCTTGAACCGGCTTTTATCATTTAGCCATTTTTTTTGATAGTTATAGAGAACGGTTTTATTCGATGCCATAAACTGCTTTTACCATTTTTTGCACATCTTCAAGACTCACGCCTTGTTCTTTCCCTACTTCTTCCACTGCTTCTGCAGCACGCTTAATAGTTTCCTGGCGTATTGCTTGCTCACGTTTAAAACTTAAACTTTCAGCCTGTTCTAAGCGTTGAATAGCAGACGATAATAATGCAAGGTCTTTGGGTTCGGCCTGGCCGTTTTCGCTCATACCAATGGACGTTTCAAACGCTAGGTTCTTAACAATTTCCATCAATAGCTTGCCAATATCGCTCTGCGGTGCTTCACCGAATTGTTTCGTCCAAATTTCAGCGACTTCACGCGCGTTGCGAATTTTGCTCGCCATTTGTTCCATGCGGCTGGCGTAACGGTTAAGGCCTGTGCGGCTTAATTGATAACTGTCATCTAACCCGCAATCACGGATCAGGTCGTTGATTTCTTCAAGAATTTGCGCTTGTGAAAGGTGTTTGTCCCGCAACATCATTGCCAGTTGGGTTTTGATATTAGGTGGAAGTAAGTCCACTTTGCTTGCGCGGCCGCGTGTGTTTTTATCGGTCATTTAAACCTCCTTTAAATTGGGTTTAAATCTTTGGACTTGGCTTTTTTACGCCGTCCACGAAAGCGCGACCTTGTGCCACATCCAACCCACGCTGGGTAATAGTAGCCACGAAGAAATCTTTGCCGTTATTGTTTAAACGAGCCAGCGTAATTAAGCCTTGCTCTTCAAGCCATAACAGGTGGTTTCGCACTAAGTCTCGGCTAATATCGTGCCCATACATATCTAAGCAATCATTTAAAATGCTTTCATTGGCATCATAGCCACACTCTTCAAGTGAGCGCAGAATCACCAATCGTTGGTCTTTTGTGAAAATATCTTGGCGCATCATTCTTTATTTACCTCTTTTTCAATTAACAACTTCACTTGATGGTTAAGGCTGCCAATATTGGTATTTAATACGTCGGTTTTGCCTTTCATTTCCGTCATTAATAAACGCAAATCAGCCACTTCTTTTGAAGTTGGCAGATGTCTTAATTCGCCTTTGACTTCTGAAAGGCTTTTTTCATTGTTTTCAATCGCCTTGCGCAAGTCTGACACATCGGTTTTGCGCGCGTATTTGCTGTCCATGGTCAACCAAAAATATGTCCACACAGCCCCGCCAATCGCCACAACGATTGCCCAATGGCGCTGGATAAACTCCAGTGTTTCTAGCATTATTTAGGTTCCTTCTTTTGGCAGATTTTTTCATAAGTCAAGTTATGATTAAGCACCTGCCGTTTGGTTTCTTCTGTATCTTTACGGCTTGGATAAATAAGACCGAACGCTGAACATCCGCTAGTCTTCACGGAAATAACCTTTTGACTGCAGCTGCTCATCAACAGACTTGCTAGACAAAGTGCGGTTAGTTTCAGTAATGTTTTTTGCAGTGTTTGCATTTTCTAACTCCTGGGCGACTGCGGCCGCTTCACGTTTTACGAATTCAATCTCTTCTTGTTGCTTGCGAATTTTTGCCGCTTGCACGCGACCATGGATAAAAACGCCAGCCAAAACGGCGAAAGCCGCACCTACGATATAAAGATTAATCATTTCAGCCCCCTTGACTATTTCTGCTTTGCATCGCATTGGCGAAGCCTTTCGTTGCTGCACCACCGCCGCAAAAAATAGCAAATGTCGTAAACAATTCACCCACATAACTACGATCCAACCATACGGTATAAACCAACACGCCAGCCATTAAGAGTGCGCCGAAAAACTGGATGAACGCGGTCGTTGATAATCGTCCATCATTGTTGGTGATCAGTTCTTTCATTCCCATTTTCTTTTTCCTTTTTGAAATAAACTTTTGGCGATGAAGCATACCCCCATAATGTCAGTACGCTCGCGCAGAAAAAATAACCGTAATAGGCCAACATTAAGCCCAGCAGAGTGTTGGTTACAAATTCCCAATGAAACTTGGCTCTTGTATATTGGTATTGTGGGGAAGTGCCAAATAAAAGCGCCAACAGCGAAATCGCTGTGAAAAAATAAAATAACCACTCATAGGCTTGAATAAGGTTCTTTATTGCAAACTCATTGGCAGATATAAAGCCACCAAAAATCATGATCTCCCATAACACTGAAAACAGTGTGATGCCACGTACTTCTCGCTCCATCATGGTCTCCAACGCGCATAAAAAACGGTGGCGGCGGTCATGCCTTTATTTACAACTCGGTTGCGTTGCGCGTTATTGCTTGATTTCCAGCCGCGTGAAAATGATTTTTTAGACTTTGCTGAATAGGTTGGTGCGCTCATTTACCCTCCTGAATTTTTTGGCATTGATAGAAATTACCGCCCACATTAAATTTGCCGTAACTCTGGCAGGTGTCCTGAATGTCGATCATTGTGATGATAACGACAAAACAACATACCGCTCCGCCAGCGCACAAAAGTGCAGCAAACTCTTGGTCTATAATTAGTAAAATAACGGCTAAAAAGACGAACACGCCGAATAAAAACATTGCAAGTCCCATATTTACCCCCGAAATAAATGGTCAACGTTAATCACTTGCTCACTATCCAACCACGTCCAAACATCAAAACAAGGACAGTCTTTAATCCACTCATTCGGAGTAATTGTGCCGTCACCATTAACGTCTGGACTCAAATCACGATGTCCACAAATGCGTGCGCTGGGGTGTTCGCTCTCTAGTTTTTGCAATAATTTGTGCAAGGCGAGCCATTGTTTTTCGGTATATTCACCATGGTTTTTGCCGGTTGTGGTAATACCGCCAACAAGACAAATGCCTAGTGAGTGTTGATTATGACCTTTCACGTGCGCGCCAATTTCGCCAACCATTCGGCCTGTTTCAACCGTGCCGTCAGTGTCAATTACAAAGTGATAACCAATATTAGGCAGGTGAGGATTGAATTTTTTGGCTAAAATTGGGTCGCGTTTAAAGCCGCGTTGTGAGTGCCAGTCATTAATACGTTGAGCGGCAGTTTGATTAACAGTTCTGAGTTGCTTGCCGTTACGAGTAGCGGAGCAATGGATCACAATTTTTGTGATAGGTAAGGATAAAGACATAAAAAAACTCCTTTTGTAAGACTAAAAAGGAGTTTAAAACAGGCTCGTTTGTTTTGATTTTAAATTGATTTAAAGACGTTATTTGCGCATAAATTCAAATTCTTTCATCACTTCGCCCATATTAATACTTTCCGGTAGAGGCAAACCAAAACTGTCTTTATAGTTGCCTAAAATCGGCTCATGTTTTAACTGTCCATCATATAGGCTCATGGCTTTACCATTCAACGCATAAAAGCGTTTAACCGGGTCTTTTACTTTGTCGTAATAGAAAACATATAGCGATGATGGTGCTGATCCCACAGAGATATAGTTACAAGCGAGATAGTAATGTTCACCAACTTTTCTACTTCTACAACTTGCTGCTTTACCACTACTTTCCGGAAGCAATTTATAAAGAGCCGCTTGCACATCTGAAATTTCCTCGTACGTTGGCGCATTTAGATCTTCATCTTCAGAACAGGCGGTCAATGACCAAGCTAGCACACCAGCAAAAAAGGCACATAGTAGTTTTTTCATGTTTTTTTCCTTAAGTTATAAATGGTTCGGCAAAATCATACTCCAATAAAATTTATTTTGCTCATAAAAAACGCCCATTCGGACGTTTTTTCTCACTTTTAGCGGTTACACATTGCCAAACATATCAAACTGACGTCTTGCGATTTCTTCTTTTGTGATTTTCTTCACAATCTGATAAATCCACTGCATTGATACGTTGTATTTTCGTGCAAGTTCACGGTGATTTGCGCCGTTGAATTCGTTAAAAATCTTACGGTCACGCTCGTTTAGTAATAAAACAAGGTTGCGCGGGATATAAATCACCTCACCGCCCCAGCATTGCGCGATATGATTTGCCACTTCAATGCTGATTTGCTGGGCGAGTTTTGGCTCAATATCAGCGATTTTTTCTTTAATTTTTACTTCTGTATGTTTTGCTAAATCCGCCAAAATTTCAGGCGCTTTCTCATTAAACGTTTCAATTTGTTCATTGCTTGCATTCAACATAGCCACCCCTACTGGTTGGACGATCACTATTGTTCAAAATTATAGCGATTTTACAATGCGTTGTGCGGATTATTTTTGCAAGTCAAGTCTTTGCTTGAAAATAATTACTTGATTTATAAATAAAAAACCGCCTTTCGGCGGTTAAAAAAAGTTCATTTTTGCTGTTTATCTTTCCACTTTTTCCATACGTCATAGCCTGGCAAGTGTTCCACCGGCTGGCCTAACTGATAAAAACGCTCAATATATAAAATAGTGTTTTCAATATCATCATTGCCGTGATTGGCGCGCTCTGCCTGTTGGCGTTCCGCATTGTTTACGGCAGCCGAGCCTGTACCGGAAAAGAGTGGTCGGTTCGTTTCCATCACTTGCATTAAGTAGCGGTGATTGTTAAGCGGGGCGAGATTTCGGCTTTCTCGGCGTTTTTTCTGCACTGAATTGACCGTTTCACTCAAACAGTGGGCTAATAATTGAGAAGGTGGGAATAAATCTAACACTTCGCGCATTAATTTTACCGCTCTTGAGTTGCTTAGCGCTGATTTATCCGGGCGAAATAGTGCAATGTATGAAACCAAAGGGCGGGCTACGCCATATTTTAACTCGGTAAGCAGCCCTAAAATTTCGCGCCCCGCTTCATCTTCTAAAAGTTGGTCTAAATGAATATCGGAGTGGCATACAGGACAGCGGCATAATTTCATAGACCACCTCTTGCTTGCCATTTTTTCAGGCGTTCAAGCACTAAACCAGCCATTTGGTCGTTTAATGCGCCTACATTCAGCGCAAGCGGTTTGTTTTGAGCCGTTAATATCGGATTCACCACACCGCGCACCCATTTGTTTAATGCGGTTTCCGACCCATCGCGCACCAATCCTTTCTTGCTCATTTCAATCCAAATAGCACGAATTTTGTGGGCAATGTTGCTTTTTACAACCGCACTTTTTCTGCTTGGCGAATGATTTCGGCGGCTGGTTTTCTTAAATCCTTTGGCTTCCATTTCCGCTTCCACTTTCATTAACTCCGCCACGCTCATTTCTTTGCATGATGTTTTCCCGGTAACGCGCTCAAGCATGGCGCGGTAGCTAAATTCATCCATTGCCAGTTTTTGCTTGGCGATATGAATTAGCTGGATCAGCTTTGGTTTTGTTTTATGCATTGTTTATTCCTTTTTAAAACACATTATTCAGCCCACTTAAACGTGGCTTAAATGGGCTGTAAATGGGCTTTATTTTGTTTTCTGAAGAATTTCGTCAATAACTGGATCATTCAAAAGAATTTTCTCAATAAAGCCAATCAACATACGACCGGTTTCATTGGGATTTTCGACTTTCGCACTAACATCCCATTCGTCCCCATCTTGGGTACAAAAATCTAATTTTATTTTGTGTTCGAAGCCACTTTTGACGTTATCGTCCATACCCTCAATCACAATCCAACCAGCCCTCACAATTTCAGGTAACTTAAACATCAAACAAGTCATAGCATCCTTAACATATAAAACTGGTGCTTGATGGTATGCTGTGTTGACATTAAAGGTTAAATCGTCATCACTGACGCGCACTTTAAGCTCAAACGTTACTGCATATTTTTTTTCTTCCATTTCATTCATCTCCCCAATCTTATTCTTAAACCTGGCAGCAAGTTTTGTACGTTGCCAACATAAACCGCCGCGTGTTTATTTCGCCCCTGGCGCAACGCGCGAAGCGCGTGTGTGAGCTGTTTTGCCGCTTGTTCTAATTGCTCGTCTAAGCGCATTTTTTCTTGCTCAGTCATCTTGCATATCTCCATTCACCTTTCGGCATTTTGTCTGTAATGTCAGCCTCTGCCCATTTTAAAAACTTGGTTATGCTGATTTTTGGATAGTGGCGTCCTCTTCTCACTGATGGGCTGTCATATTGCAAACCATCAACAAACCCCTCTTTATTGTCATAAATAAGCCCCATCCACAGTATTTGTCTATCCCCTAATAATGGTGGAAAACCGTGTTCTTTAGGACTTTTCGCGGAGTAAACATGCCCAACCCGTAAGTCATCTTTTGTTAGCTCAGTCATACTTCCTCCACTTCAACCACATCGTCAATTTCTGTAATAGTGTGCGGCAGTTTATTTACATCGCATACATTTAGGTCGCACATATCTAAAACTTGTTCGTTGCTTTCTGCTTCAACAACGGCTTCTACTAAACAGTAAAAACGTGCTATATATTTCGCCATGATTTCCTCCTAGAAAGGTTTTCTAATTACTCGGTCACAAAACGCGGCCCGGCGTTTGCACCATTCTTTATTTTTTTGGCCGCTCGCATTAAGTTCTGCGATAGCCCATTGTTCCTTGGCATCTTGTAAGTCGCCTTGGCGTTCACTTTTTGCCGCTTTTTCACTGTAATATTTGAAGCGGTTAAACTTGTGGATGTTTTCCATTTTTTGTTTCCTTTTATGGTTGGTTAAAACTTATTATGAACGCCCCTTAAATTAGGGTTTAAAGAGCGTTTAAATAGGCTTTATTCCTGGTCTAATAAGCCCACGATTAGGCTTAGAATTACCCCGATAATCAAATATGACACTGGGTTCAATGCCCAGGCCGGCATTATTTCGCCTCCTGTTCAAAAGGGGTGATCACAAAATCTTCCACACCGGTTTTAATTGTTACACCCGCCACCGTTGCGGCTAAGTCAGGCTCATTTAACATGGCCTCTTTGTTGATTTCTTCCTTGGTGCGAATAAAACGAACCAGGCCTAACGTGTGCAAACTTTCAATCACGCTCTCTGTGCCGCGAATACCGACTGACGGTTGGCGTTGTCGCCATTGCACTTTACCGGTATTGAAAGTGCCTGTTTTGGTTTTGCCGTTTAATGTCAATTCATCGCGGCGGCTTTCACACCAGGCTTGCACTGCATCTTGTTTTGGCGCGAGCTTTTCTTTGATTGCGTTCATCAATGGGGCGTATTCTTCGGTGATTGCGGCCAAGCGGTCGTTTTGTTCAATCGCTAGGCGTTCTAATTCGCGGTTTAAATCGCCGATCTCTTTAATTGCCACTTCCACTTCATCGCGCGTTTGATAACGCACTGCAAAGGTGTCGGTTTTAATTCGGGTTGGTTTTTTTGCCATTTTTTCCTCCTGGTTTTTAGTGTAAATAACTGCGCCAAATTACCTTGATGCCTTCGACCATCATTTGATATTCGGCAAAATGCACGCCATCGTTGCCTTGGATATACGCAAGCGCCTGGCCTGTTTTCTCTAATTTCTTCGTTAATGCGTTCGGCTCAATGCGCACGCGCGGTTTGATTTTGTCAAACTCAATGCTTAATACATGCAAGCCCATTTTGTTTAACTCAAACACGCATTTTTGGGTTTGCGATAAGTAACCTAGGGCGATTTTGTTGCAGCCACCAAACACTGGATGTGGTTTAGTTTGCTCGCGCAAGGTGTTGTTTTTTGTAATGCTTGTCATTAGTTCGCTCCTTTCATTTGTGCTTGGGCGGTTAAAATTAGGTCTAGTCTGATGACAGTGCCTTGTCCTTTCGCTGTCATGCCGGCTAGGCGTAAATATTGCGTTAAAGCGCGTAAGCCGCCCGCCTTGCCACCGATGTCATAAAGGACGGTCATTAAATCCTTGTCGGCTATATCAAGCCCCCAGGCTTGCGCGATGGCTTTAATATCGCCTTTTGTGCTAGCTTTAACGCCGCAGTTGTTACCAATTCGTGACCAAAGACGCGCGTATTCATGCGCCTGGTTCACGCCGCCTTGGATGCGGGTGTAAACTTTATCGTTACCAATTAATGCAAAGCCTACTTCGGCTTCTTCTTGGATAATTCGGATCTCTTCTAACGCGTCATAAGGAAGGTGGTCGCTTTCATCAATGATGACCAAGCCCTGTGTGCCTTTGAGCTTTTTAGTAATTAGGCGTGATAGGCGGTCTTTACGGCGTGGCGCATCGTTAATGCCTAACTCAAGGGCTAACTCATATAAAATACTGCTTAATGTTGCGCGCGCCGGGCTTGCGGTAATCATCCACACGTTTTGGTTGGCTTTTTTGTATTCTTGGCATGCTTTTGTTTTACCCACACCGCTTGCGCCGTAAACGGTCACCATGGTTGGCAAAATCTTGGCCATATCTAACGCTGAAAAAACTTTCTTGGCGGTCGGAATTTCGATAAAGTGCGGTGCTTCTACAAACACTTTTTCTTTTTTCTCGCGGGTTGAAAGCCAGTTTTTTAATGCAACTTCTACGTTTTCCACGTTCCCGGTATAAGTGCCTTTTAAATATGCACTCAAAGCCCCGGCTGAAATCCCAGCTTGCGCGGCAATTTCGCGCTGCGTGTGGACTTGGTTGTCTAAAAGTTGTTTGATTTGTTCAATTAAAGTCATGTTTAACGCTCCTTAAATGCGGCTTAAAGCCCTTTTTCTTCTTTCAGCATGGCTAATCCTTTACGCCAGCCTTGTTCAAAATCGTTGGTATCTTCATCGTCATCTAATACCGCTTCGTGTTTACGCACTGCGTTACCTTCTTGTCGGAATAGCTCGATGATTTTCGGTTCTAGCGGTTCTTCTTCCTCGAATTGAGGCTGATAACGCGCTGCTTCTTGTGCATTCATAGTGAGTGTGGCTTTCGCTTGTGCTTTCACCGCTTTCACCATTTGTTTGCGTGCTTTATCGTGTTCGCGACCTTTCGCTTTATCGCCAAATGCCACCGCATCTGTACATTTCGCTTCGGCTAAGAACACGCCATCCAAACCGTAAACCCACACTTTGTTGTGCAAGTCTTGCGGGTCGAATTTCACCACCACCTTGCGGTGTGCTGAGGCAATAAGCTCGCTCGCTAAATAGCGGTTTTTGCGATTATTGACCTTGCCGCCAGCTTCTAACTCAAATGTGCCGTCTTTTCTCAATGTAACGGCCTCGCTCATCAACATTAAAAACCGCATTTGTTCTGCGCTTGCCTTGCGAATTTGTGCCTTGGCGTAATCGCGCTCAAACACTTGGCTGAAACTGTAAATGCCTTGGCATATTTCGGTTTGTCTGCCTTCGCGTTCATTGAAAGTGCGGATGCCATCTTCTATGGCTAGAATAAATGTGTCGTAATCTACGCCGTCTTTGCCGCCGTTATAGTTGTCAGGCTTGCTGTAAACATTTTCCCCGGCGTAAAAGCCCGCCAGGCTTGGGTGTTTATCAACTAACTCGCCTAAACCACCGTGTGAAAACGCACGTTCGATTGGTTTTGCTTGCCCGTGACCTTTGCCAAATTGCACCGATGTCCACAACAATTCGATGCCAAGCATCGGGATAATCCCGGTCACATCATCTTCTTTTACTTTGAAGCGGTAGCGGTTCTTAACGCCCCCGGTCATCCATTTGTTTGCCGCTGCGCGGGTGTTATCAATGGTGCATTTTTTCGGGATGCCGTATTTCCAAATAAGATCCATCAAACTTAATCGGATGGTGTCGCTGTTTTCACTTAAATCTACGCGGTAGGCGAGAATTTTGCGGGTGCGAATGTCTTGCCAAATCCAGGTTTTAGGGCGGACAATTTCGCCGTTATGCCAACGCACAAATACGTTGTGTTGATAACCATCGCCGTTAATCCACTCAAGGGCTTCAATTTCGGCCACTGTGCGGCGCATTGATGGGTAATATTGCATGACTGCATGGTCACCTTCGCGTAATTGCACTTGCACTAATTTCGGCACTTCTCGCGCGATTTTGCGCTTAATGCTGCTCGCGGATGGAATTGACCAGCCGTTTTCTCGTGCGGCGCGTTTTAAACGCTCGTAACAGCTGCCAAATTGCGGGCATTCCGGTCTAAAATAGTCGGCTTTAAATGTCTCCCAGGCTTCTTCTGTGAAGTCTGCTTCTTTGCCAGCTTTTTTGTTGCTGTGTTTATCCAACAATAAAGGCAGCCAATCCGGGCGTTCAAAAGACCGCACTTTGTAATACCAACGTTTGAGCGACCCTTTCGCGATTTCATACTCGGAAGAAACCGCATCAAGCGCCATCATTAATGCCACGTTGTTTCTCACTAAATCGTCTAGCTTGTGCAGTGGGGCGAGTTTCGCTTTTGCTTCTTCCTTTTGTTTATCGGTCGCTTTTTCATAAGGCTTCCAAATAACTTCCGGTAGGTAGTTGAGTTCTTTTTTAGCTTTCGGCGCTTCTGCCATAACTGGAGTCGCGTTTTGCTTTAATAAGATCTCGGCTTGAGTTTCTTGTGGTAGTGAAGTAAAGGCATATTCATAACCAACTCCACGAATACCTTGAACCTGTCTTTTTTCCCAATTTCCAGTGCGCGCTTTTTTATTAACTCCTTGCGGAGAGCTTGGCATTGTTTCTAAAGTTGCTAGTTGTTGGGCTGAAATCCACATGCTCATAAATCCTCCTACTCGTAGCGAGTTGGCCATATTTCCTCGGGAGTTTTACCAATAAAATCTGCGATGATCTTTTCGCCCTTTGGATATTTTCGGTCGAGCGCGTTTCCTAATGTTCTAGGATGCAAACCAGCTTCAACTGATAACTGAGATAGAGTTTTTCCTTTCTCTTGTATCATTGCTATGATGTATGCTCTGTGCATATTTTTTTTGTTCTTTCTCATAATGTGTTATCCTTACTCTTTAGATTAATTCCCAGGTGTTATTCTTTGGAAACTATGGAAACTATACACCTGAGTTTTCAGAAACTCAAGTGGTTTCTGAAAAATAATCAAACATTTTTAGAACGGCTTTTAAAGTCCTTTAATAATCAAATGTTTATATTTTAGAAACTAGCCAGAAACTTAAGTTTCTGAAAGGTGCCATTATGAGAAACTCTAAAGAATGGTTTTCGGCAAATGAATTGAAAGACATTGCCGGGTTGCCAAATTCACCACAGGGTGTAAACAAAAGGGCAAGGACGCAGAATTGGAAAAGACGAGAAAGGGACGGGGTGCAAGGTGGCGCGCTAGAATACCATGTGTCATCGCTTCCACCAGCAGTACAAATGGAATTGGGCTTTAATCCCTCTGAAATACAAGTCTCGGATATTACAGAAACGGCGGGGCGCTATATTAAAGAGGCAATAAATAAGGCCACTGAGCTTGTTAGCGTGCCTTTTTACAACACGTTCGCGTCTGCGGGCTTTGGTGCGTTTAATGATGACGTGTATGAACCGGATGATTTTGTGGGGTTAAGCTCGCACTGGTTGCAACAACGCGGCCTTCAAAAGAATAAACTGGCATTTATTCTAACCTCCGGCGATAGCATGACTCCAACAATCCACCACGGCGATATGTTATTAATCAACCGTGCCGTAACCACGCCGCGTGATGGGCAGATATATGTTATCCGTTCGGGCGATCAGCTTTGGGTTAAGCGCGTCCAGGGTATTCCTGGCGGCATTCGCTTGATTAGCGATAATAAAGAAATCTACGCCCCGATAGAGCTGATGTTTGAAGATAATTTAAACTTTGAAGTGTTAGGCCAGGTTGTTTTCATCGGCCACGACTTAATTTAAAGATTTAAACCTAAATTTAAAGGCATTTAAACCGCGTTTAACGTTTCCCATTTTTAGCGGTTAAACTGCCAATTTTTAGAAAAATTTTCTCATTTCATTATTTCTATTTTTAAACTAATAAAAAAGGGGCTGGCACGCCGCCAAGCCCCGTTTTATCTATATTCATCCCGCTTATTCCCGAAAATTCCCGCCCAATCCCTATTTGTTTATATGTTTCTCATATTTAGTGGTTGGATACAATGGATTTCAGTTTAACGGTGATGGTGACAGTTTATACCTTTATTTTTAATTGGGTGT